TCAGGTGGCGGAACTTCAGGCACCGTGACACTTTCCATTGCATCAGCACAATCAGATTTGGTCATCAAAGGATTTGAAGAAGATGTCAATGTGGTGGCTGCCGCTGCAACAGGCACAATCAACTTCGATGTTGCAACAGCATCGGTGTGGTATTACACGACAAATGCCACCGCCAACCACACGCTGAACTTCCGCTACGATGGTTCAAACTCTCTTAGCTCAAAGTTGGCAGTCGGCGATGCGATCACCCTTGTATGGCTCAACACAAACGGCGCAACCGCATATTATCCAAATGTGATTCAAATTGACACCGTGGCAGTAACTCCAAAGGTGCCAGCAGCGATCAGCGCAGGAAATGCTTCATCAATTGATGCCTATGTGTTCACAATCATCAAGACAGCAGCAACGCCAACTTATACAGTTCTTGAAACACAGACGAAGTTCGCATAAGGGGATTTGATGTCACCGATCAGTTCAACATTGGCAAACGCCTCTGCGCGTGGCTATCGAACCTTTGCGGCGGCGGCGGCAGGGGCTTATGAGTCTATCGCATCATTCACGCCTACATCTGGATCGTCCGTAACTTTTACATCCATTCCTTCCACTTACACTTCATTGCAGATTAGATACGCAATTAGAACTACTGGCTCTGGTGCAATCTTGACACTCAGACCTAACAGCACAAGCAGTTCGATTTATGCCTATCATGAACTCATTGGAGACGGCACAACAGCGGCGGTTTTTGGTTTTGCAACTCAAACTTTGGCACAGGGTAGCGGAGACCAAGTCGGAACTGGATCAACAAATCTGACTGTTGGAATTATTGATGTTCATGAATACGCATCGACTACTCAAAATAAGACAATACGCGTTTTTAGCGGTACTGATAACAACGGCACAGGAGAAGTTGCATTGATCTCTGGTCTATTCGGAGCAACAACAGCAATTAGTAGTTTCCAATTAACAGTAGGTGGAACAACATTCCTTGCTGCTGGTGGTTCAACTTTCGCACTATACGGAATTAAGGGAGCGTAAATGCCAGCAACATACGAGCCAATCGCTACCACGACTCTAGCGAGTGCAGCAAACAATGTAACTTTCAGTTCGATTCCAGCAACTTATACAGATTTGCGTATGGTTATTGTTACTGGGTGTGATTCAGGTGCAACTGCATCCAATTTTACATTTAATGGCGATACTGGAAGCAATTACTCAAATACTAATTTAACTGGAGATGGCACAACAGGAGCATCAGGTCAAGCCAGCGGTGCTTTTAATATCAACGCTTTAGGCGTACTTGATTCTTCTACAGGCAACCGAGGGATGACAACTATTGATGTTTTTTCTTATGCTGGTTCAACAAATAAAACTGCATTGATTACGACTTCAAGAGATGCAAATGGTTCTGGAACAGTTGGCCGTGTAGTTGGATTATGGCGTAATACTGCTGCTATAACCTCTATTCGTTTTTTTGTTTCTAACAATCTATGTGCAGGGTCAACAGCCACCCTCTACGGAATACTAAAGGCGTAAAATGGCAAATACATTCACACTTATAGCAAGCAATGTACTTGGCAGTGATACTGCTAGCGTTACCTTTTCTGCCATTCCTGCAACCTATACAGATTTGGTTCTAAGAATGTCAGCAAGAAGCAGCAGAGCAGTTTCAACTCAACAGGTAACATTAAAGTTTAACGGCGATGGTACTACCACAAAGTATTCTAGAACCTTTTTAAGAGGTGATGCGCCAAATGTTACAAGTGGACGGCAAACTAGCACTTCTTCAAATGGAACCCCTTTTATAACTGGAACATCAGCAACATCCAACACATTTAATTCTGTTGAGTTATATATTCCAAACTACGCTGGTTCAACGAACAAACCATTTTCGGGCTTTGGTGCTCCAGAAGATAATGTGACATTGGTTCAATATCTTGAAGCAATGGCTGGTCTGTACAGTGAAACGGCTGCAATTTCTAGCATACAATTAACATTACCAGCAGGTGATTTTGTTTCAGGTTCATCTTTCTATCTCTACGGCATCAAGAACTCATAAGGAGCAACAATGACAACACCAACAGCAATCGAAATCAACTGCGAAACAGGCATCGTCACAGAGCGCCCATTGACAGCCGAAGAGATCGCAGCCAATGAAGCGGCAGCGGCACAGGCAACAGCCGATGCCCTAGCCGCCGAAGAAGTGGCAGCGGCAAAGGCAGCAGCCAAAGCAAGTGCCGAAGGCAAACTTGCAAAACTCGGCCTCACCGCCGATGAAGTTGCAGCTCTTCTAGGCTAACCCTTCCCCGAACATTCAAGGAGCAACAATGGGAATCTCTACCCGTCAAGTCACCATTACCACATCGCCAACAGCACTCGTTGATGCAACTGCCGAAGCAGAGATGGTCTATCTTCACAGCGTGAGTGGAACCTGTTTCTTAGGCAATAGCGATGTGACAACAAGCACCGGATACCGCATGGATAACGGTGACAAATTAACTGTTGAAAACAAAGCAAACGGAATCTGGGCAATTACAACTTCAGGCACCGTCATCATGAATGTTATGGCAATCGGAAAATGACAGTTCAAGATTGGGCAGCACTCACAGTTTCTCTTCTGACAATCGGTGGAGCATTCCTTGCCGTGACTCGATGGCTCGTCAAGCATTATTTGGCAGAACTTAAGCCCAATGGCGGCAGCTCGATGAACGATCGCATGACCAGGGTTGAAACCAGAGTCGACGAGATATACAGCCTGCTTCTAGAAAACAACAAGGCCAAAGGGGGAAGAAAATGAATCAAAGAGACAAGATGATCGAGGTTGCAACAGCAGAGCTCGGATACATCGAAGGGCCAGCCGATAATCAGACGAAATACCAGAAGGCAAACGTCGCTTGGTGCGGCGCCTTTGTGAACTGGGTGGCAAAGACAGCCGGCGTACGGATTCCAAACTGCACCTATACCCCGGCAGGGGCGGTCGCCTTTATGGACAAGAACAAATGGCAAGACGCAGCTACGGCAACGCCAGAGCCAGGCGACATCGTATTCTTTGACTTTCCAGGAGACGCGCTCGATCGAATCAGCCACGTCGGAATCGTGATCCAGGACAACAAAGACGGCACAGTGACCACTATTGAAGGCAACACAAGCCCGGACAAGAAGGGCGATCAACGCAATGGCGGCGAAGTTTGCCGTAAGATCAGGGCCTACCAGAAGAAGAACCGAGGCAAACTCAAGCCATCAATGGCCGTGACCATTGTCGGCTTTGGAAAGCCAACCTTTAAGGAGACAGAATGAACAAGCAAGCACTCGAAGCGATTCTAAAGACATACCTACGAGCAGCAGCAGCAGCTGCGGTAGCGCTTTATTTAGCAGATCCAAACCAGCCAGCGAAGAATTACTTAGTAGCCGGCCTAGCAGCGATCGCAGGGCCAGTTCTTAAAGCCCTAGATAACAAAGCAACCGAGTTCGGACTCGGAGCAAAATAATTGATGAATCGGGGGGATATTCTTAAAGAAGCAATAAGACTCACCGCCAGCGATCGCCAGAAGACATACGGAGATCCACGAACAAACCATTGTCGCATTGCAGATTTATGGACGACATACCTAGAAACCGAAATCAAGCCAGAGCAAGTAGCAATCTGCATGGCGCTAGTAAAAATTGCACGCCTGATGGAAACACAAAACGAAGACTCATTTGTAGATCTAGCCGCATACGCAGCGATCGCAGGCGAGATTGCGATGGGCAACTGATGAAGCCCATGATCATTCTGGTGCCAACTCGCGGCCGCCCAATGAGCGCAACGGCGCTTGTAGCAGCTCACGAAGCATTATCCACATCAAGTGACCTGCTCTTCGTCATTGACGCAAACGACTCAGAGCACGATCAGTATCACTTCGAAGTCGGCGCAGAGCGCTGCATGACAATTCAAAACGAAACTCGGGGAATGGCCTACCCAATCAACAAGGCAGCAAGTGCTATCGTTAAAGAAAACAAATATCAATACTTCGCCTTCTTGGGCGACGACCACCGCCCACGCACAGCCGGCTGGGATGAGATTCTTATCCAGGCAATGCAACGGCGGCCGTCAATGGCCTACGGCAACGATCTATTACAAGGGCAACGACTTCCAACCATGATCGCGATGACCAGCGACATCGTCAAAGCACTCGACGGCATGGTTCCACCAAAGATGAAGCATTTGTACCTTGATAACTTCTGGAAAAAACTAGGCGAAGATTTAGGCGCACTTACATATTTAGGCGACGTGATCGTTGAGCACATGCATCCAGTAGCAGGCAAAGCCGAATGGGATGAAGGATACAAAGAAGTAAACGCTCAAGAAGTTTATTCATTCGACGCGCTTGCCTACCAGAACTACATTCAAAGCGAAGCCTACGAAGTTCTCAAGAAGAAACTTCAACGATGAAGCAAGTCATTGCATACTCGCTCTACGGATCCGATAGCAGATATTTGATAGGGGCAATCAAGAACGCGCTTCTAGCACAGAAGCACTTCGCCGGATACGAAATCCGCTTCTACACAGGAGCAAGCGTGCCAGATTGGGCAAGAAGCACTTTGCAGCTCATCCCAAACGTGCAGCTCGTCGAATGCGACGGCCCCGAAGATCACACAGCCAAACTCTGGAGATTCAAAGCGCTGGCAGACAAGCAGGCCGACGTGGTTCTCAGCAGAGACGCAGACGCCAGGCTGACAAGGCGAGAGCGCCTAGCCCACGAAGACTTTCTAGCAAGCAGGCTCGACTTTCACATTATGAAAGACCACCCAATCGGCCACAATTACCGGATCAGCGCCGGCATGTTTGCAGCTCGCAAAGGCGCCATTCCAGAGATTGACGAACTTCTAGCAGAGCAACAAAGCCAGAATTACTACACACAAGACCAGGAATGGCTTGCAGACCAGATATGGCCCCGGATCAAGGACAACTGCTTGATTCACGATGAAACCTACGACACACAGGCCGAAGGCATTTCAGCCGTAAAGCCATTCCCAATCAGCAAAGAAGCAACCTTGCAGCACATCGGCGCAGCTCTAGACGAAAACGATCGCTACATCTTCGACATAGATCGACACAGGGCAAAGGCCGAAACAGGAAGCGACAAATACCTGGCAGAATGGCTCGCATGAAGATACTCATAACAGGAGACGCCGGATTCGTAGGACGCGCATTCCACCGAGCGCTCGATGACAAAGGCCACCAGATCACAGGAATCGACATCGCAAACGGAATCGATTGCAGAGATTTCTTCAAGACAGACAACACAAAGTACGACCTGGTTATTCACTTAGCCGCCATCGTCGGCGGCAGGGCCACGATTGAAGGCAACCCTTTGGCCGTTGCCACCGACCTGGCGATCGACAGCGATATGTTTCAGTGGGCGATAAAGACAAAGCCGCGACACATTGTCTACTTCAGCAGCTCGGCGGCTTACCCCACTTATTTACAGCGTCTGGCATACAAGCAGGCGCTACGAGAAAACGACATCAATCTCGACCACATTCGAACCCCGGATTTAAGCTACGGATGGGCCAAACTGACAGGGGAAACCCTTGCCAGATATGCCAGGAACGAAGGCCTCAAGGTCACCGTTCTGCGCCCATTTAGCGGCTACGGATCCGATCAGGCCCTGGATTACCCATTCCCATCGCTGATAGAGCGAGCAAAGCGCAAAGCCAATCCATTCGACATCTGGGGAACAGGCGAGCAAACCAGAGACTTCATCCACATCGATGACATCGTTGCAGCTACATTCGAAGCGGTAATCAACGACGTCAAAACACTCAATCTTTGCACCGGGCGAGCAACATCCTTTATCGAACTAGCAGAGATGACGATGATGCAAGCCGGATACCTGGCACCGATCAGAAAGAATCCAGCCAAACCGAGTGGAGTCGAATACAGAGTCGGCAACCCCACAAAGATGCTAGAAATTTATACACCAAAGATCAGCCTTGAAGAAGGAATCGCTAAAGCACTTACAGAATAAGAAAACCCCCATCGCCGTCTACAAAGCGATGGGGGTCTTTCTTCGTCCCTATAACAGATCTGACGGATCCCGAATCGGACGCATAATTCGAGCGATCTGCCAGTTGCTCCAAGAAGCAAGCAACCAGTTGGGAAACTTAGGAATACGCGGATCTCTATACGGCAACAAGAGAATCACCATCGACCAGAAACCGAAGAGGATGGCAAACAAACTCCAGAACCAAACCCGGCGACCGAAAGCAATGGCAAACAAAGCAGCGATCGGAGCAGCCAGGACATTCCACCAGCTCACCTGATGTAAACCTTTAGCGCATCAACGATCACCTCAGAAACAGACTTCTGCTCAGCAAGAGCCTTCGCTTTGACAGCAGCCCAGAGCTGATCGGACACCCGGACAGAACGCGCCTTCTTAACCGCCATTATTTTAACTCCTTCTCAATAGCCTGAATAGTGAAACAAGGAGTTGCCATGCCACAATTACCACAGTATTTATTCATAGAGTTATGCAAATTAACTACTGCACAAAGGGCGGCGTGCATTTTGGCACCATTTGGATCCGTGTGCGGCGTGTAAGCAAGAGCTGCTAACAATTCATCGTGTGTCATTTGCCGATCACCTCATCGATCATCACAGAGCAAGAGCCATAGCCAGAACCAGTCCAGCACAGATCGCGAGTGCCATATGTCAACGCCACCAGTGCAACCAGGGCGATGACAAGGGCAAGGCGACGGCGACGCACAAACTTGCGATCCATTCTCATGGCTTCACCTGGCGCAAAACTTCAAGATAAGAAGGAAGAGCATCAAGGACATTGACCATGACCGCCTCCATTAGATCAGGATCCTGCGACTCAGCTGCGTCGACAAGATTTCGACCAGCCAACTCCATCGCGTCATTGATATCGATAAGCAAAGATTTCATTGCACCCATTTAAATCACCTCAAAATCTGAATGTTTAGGAGCGCAGAAGACACAGATATTCATCCAATAGCGCTCACCGTTTGGATGTTCATATTGGCGCTTGAAGATCGCCTGCCAGCGACCATCGCAGGCATCGCAATCAGGAAGACCGGCAACCTTTGTGTTGGAGATTTTCATGCTAACCATTCCTTCGCGATCGCAACGAGAACAGAAGAAGAAACCATCTGGCCCTTGAATGAAGCAATAGCAGCGACACCAAAAGACTCAAACTTATACATGTGAATACTTTCATCTTCAATTGCAATTCGAACACCGTCGATCATTGAAACACCGCGAGACGCTGGAATTGATTCACGATAACCAGCAGCAACAAGATCAACTCCGTTCCAGTTATTCTCAACAGGAACATCGCACTCGCCAGAGAGAGCAAGCGCGGTAGCAGCTTCGACGATCACATCTTCAAGGTTTAAGACTGACATTTATTTAACCTCCGCAAAAGCGCGATCTGAGACATACGCACGCTTTGAATTCATCGTATCGATGAAGACCTGGATCAAAGCGATCTCCAGAGTTTGCACGAATCGCTGCAATTGAATTTCTGAATCGCAATCAACAATGATGAATCCGCTGCCACGCTTTGTGACAACAAGATTGATCTTCATACCAGCAGCTAGATCGCGTAGCTCTTTAACTTTGATGACTGACTTTGTAGCCATTTTATTACCCCCCACCGGCTGAGACATTCGCTCCTTGCCGATAAGAGAATCTTGCCATACGTCAATACAAAGAGCAATACAAAACTACAAATTGAAAGTGAACTCCTGCGGTGTTATTCCTGTGAGTGCCAGCCCCACACAAGCGTGAAACAGGCGCCAGGAGCAGGCATACGGCGTGGCGATGGCTTCCAGGGGGCGGCACAAGGCACAATAAGCCGACCAGGGCCAAAGGCCCACCAAACAAGGGGGAACCAATGCAAACGCAATACCTGATCTTCGCCGGGGCCATAGCCGCCTGCGGAATCCTTTATT